GGCAGAAAAAGTTCGTGCTCATACCGGCGCAATACGAGATCAACGGAGCTGTATATACCAAAGGCAAGAACAAAGGGCTGCCGAAGCCCGGAAAGCTTCTCGAAAAGGAGTGTTCGTATTATGCCGATTTCACGTACTACAAGGACGGAGAGCTTATTGCGGAAGATGCCAAAGGCATGGAAACCAAAGAATTCAAGATCAAGAAGAAACTTATGCTTGAGCGCTTCGGCCTGATCGTCAAGGTGGTGAAGGTTGCCACAGCAGACATATAAAACATACAGGGGGATCAAATGACACGCAAGGATCTTTCAAAGCTATACTACCTGAACAAAGAAATAGAGATGTGGCACACAGAGCTTGAGAAGCTGGAAGCCCGATCCGGATACGAAACCTCTCCGATCTCGGACGCTCCGAAGTCGTTCAGAAAGCAATCATCGCCTACAGAGCAAAGAATGCTGTCCGTGGCCAGATGCAAGACAAAGATCGACGTACTTATGCTCAAAGCACAAAAGGCGCAGGAAGAGACGCTGAATTTTATTGAGACGATTGACGATCCTCTCATGCGACAGATCGTAATGCACCGCTGCGTACATCTTTACGGCTGGAAAAAGATCGCCACTCTGATGGGCGGCATGAGCTCTCCGGAATCTTTAAGAAACTCATACAGCCAGTATCTCAAAAAAATGTTTAAAGATAATTAAATTCATTTACATTTTTTACACACACCCATGCTATCATGATAGCATGAAATAAGTCCGAAGGCACCGGGCGGTCACAGCGATGATCGCGCCGGTGTTTTTATATGTCAGGGAGGCGGCAATGGCAAAGGGATTGATTAACATCGCCGTCAAGGAAGCGGCGAAGCTTAAGAAAGAAATCGAAAAGAACGAAGAGAAATCCAAGCGTGCGCTACAAAGAACCGTATCGGATTTCAGGAGCAGAGCTCCGGGATGGGTAAGCACATCCGTCACGGAAGTATACGGCATCAAAAAGTCCGATGTCAAAGGCTGCTTCAAGGGAGCAAAGAAAGCCGCCGGTAAGATCAGGATATCTGGCATCATGGTCGACAACATACAGCTGACATACAGCGGCAGGTTGCTGACACCGACACACTTCAAGATGAAGCCGGCCACGGTACCGGCGAAAAGATCGAAGGACAAGAGACTTATTCCCGGACAGGCGATCAAGAGCGACAAGCGAGTAGGAACTGTCGCAGCCGTATCTCCTGTCGCTCCGTACAAGATCAGCGCGGAGGTATACAAAGGCAAGCGCAAGGAGTTCAAAAGCGCGAACATATTCCTCGGATCCAATAAAGGCGGAGGATTTATCCCGTTCCAGCGTACAGGACCCGGCCGGAATGATATCAAGTCGATCAAGACCGTATCTGTTCCTCAGATGATCACGAACGAAACGGTAGCAAAAAACATTAACGAAAAAATCAATGATGGATTGAGCAAGAGACTTGAGCATCATATTGAGCAAGAATTCAAGAAATAGCGGGCGGTAGGTACTTCTGGAACTTCAAAAAGCACTGCGGTGCTGGCGAGCCCAAAAATCGCGCAGACTCTGGGGGAAATTTTTTAGGCTTTTCGTTACCGAAACCGGGAGGGGCAATCCCGAACCCCGCCAAACACAGGAGCGAGGATAGGATGAATGAAAGACGGTTATGTTGAACCTGCCACGCTGGCAAAGATTTTTAACTTTGACGGTGTGCGCCGGATAGATCAGCTGGTACAGGATGGCGTTATCAGCGCCACGTTGGTTAAGGTGAACGGACGCAGTGTAAGGCGGTACGACCTGATACCTACGGTTACGGCGTACATAAAACACCTACAGACAAAATTAACGGCAAAGGCCACCAACCTTGCCGACGGTTTGGAGGATGAGCTTCGCAAGACGAAAGCCGAAGCGGATCTCAAAGAGGCTAAAGCCGCCATCGAGAAGATGAAGCTGGCGGAGTTTGAAGGGCAGATGCACCGCTCCGATTTTGTGGAAGCGGTCATGACCGACTGGGCTTCAGTAGTGCGTGATGCGCTCCTGTCATTGCCCGGAAGGCTGGCCATAGATACGGCAAGAATAAAAACACCTGAGGAAGAATCAATCAGGATACATGAGGAGGTTAAGATCATCCTCGACGATCTGGCAGGGTACGGCTACGACCCCGAAAAGTTCCAGAAGCTGGTGAGGTCAAGAAAGGGAGCTGATGAGGATGCCGCAGAAGAAAAGGAAACCGGCGACTAAAACATCCAGCAGGAAGAAAACGACAGGCAAGGCAAAGACCGCGACTAAGGCAAAGCCATCCGGCAAGGCAAAAGGGACGGCAAAACGCAGGAAAAAGAACCCTGCGCTTGTCGATCCGGAATATGTACGGATGCGGAAGGTGGTCAGCTCGGTTGCGAAGGTCTTTAAGACTGCCGAAAGGATTACGGTATCCGAATGGGCGGATCGCAAGCGCACGCTTCCTGAATCATCAGCCGAACCGGGACGGTGGCGAACATCCCGGACACCATACCTGAAAGAGCCTATGGACTGTTTCACGGATCCCAAGGTACACAAGATAGTTATGGTAGCCGCCTCGCAGGTAGGCAAGACCGAATTTGAGCTTAACGCTATCGGCTACATCATAGACCAGGATCCGGGAACGATATTATACATTCACCCCTCGCTGGATGAGGCGAGGAAATTTTCAAAGCAACGGCTTGATCCGATGATCCGGTGCTGCAAAGCAATCAGGGGCAAGATATCCGAAACAAGGGTCAAGGATTCGACCAGCACCATACTGCAAAAGAGTTTTCCAGGCGGAAGCATCACCCTGATAGGATCAAATACTCCAAGGGCTCTGGCATCAACACCGGTCCGGTATGTGATCGGTGACGAACATGACCGCTGGGCGAAATCGGCGGGCTCGGAAGGAGATCCCTGGGAGTTGGCCGAACGAAGACAGACAACATTCTACAACCGCAAGGCGATAGACATAAGCACGCCGACCATAAAGGGGGCGAGTCCGATAGAGGAATCATTTTACACCGGAACGCAGGAGCGGTGGTGCCACCTATGCCCCGAATGCGGTGAGTACACTGAAATAGATTTTGATGATATCAAGTTCACCCATACCATGGAGGTGATTCATGGCAAGGAAACCTACGAGGTAGATCAGCCGATAAACTGGTGCTGTCCGAAATGCGGCTGTCTTATCCCCGAGGAAACCATGAGACAGCAGCCGGCCAAATGGATAGCGGCGAATCCGAAGGCATACGATAATGGCGTGAGAAGTTTTTGGCTCAATGCCTTTTCGTCACCATGGACACCATGGAAAAAGATATGCCAGTCCTTCCTCGAATCGAGAAAGGATGCCCTGAAGCTAAAAGTCGTATGGAACACCCTGTTAGGCAAATTGTGGGAAGAACGGGGCGACCTTGCAGACGAAGACACGATGCTGTCCCGCCGCGAGGATTATGGCCTGAACGATGAAGGCGGACCCGTGGAGCTGCCGGACGGTGTTTTGGTTCTGACTATGGGCGTAGACACACAGGATAATCGTTTTGAGTACGAGGTAGTTGGTCACGGTCAGTATGGCGAAACCTGGGGCATCAGATACGGGCATATAGACGGGCGGCCGGATGTAGCTGAAACATGGGCGCGGCTTGATGAAGTGATAGATAAGGTGTACAGGTTCAAAAACGGCAGAGGCTTAAAGATATCGATCACGATGATCGATTCAGGCGGACATTTTACACAGGAAGTATACGAGGGATGCAAGGCACGGCAAGGCAAGCGCGTGTTTGCCATCAAGGGAAAAGGCGGTGACGGTATACCATTCACTGCCCCGCCCTCTAAAGTGCCGATCAAGGAAAACAAGAAAAACACTTGTTGGCTCTACACTATAGGGGTTGATTCCGGCAAGGCTTCCATAATGGCAAACTTAAAGGTCGAGGAAGCAGGCGCGAAGTATTGCCACTTTCCCAAGACCGAGGGTGCCGGATACGATCAGAGATATTTCAACGGTCTGCTGTCAGAGCACATGATCCTGTCAAGCACGAGAGGCGTGAGCCGGTGGACATGGGAGAAGCTTCCCGGACATCAGCGTAACGAACCGTTTGATATCAGAAATTACGCAAATGCGGGGTTGAGGATCATCAATCCCGACATGGACAAATTGGAAGCAAAGCTCCGGGAACTGAACGGGCAGCCAGTCACGAAACAGCCCGAACGGAAAGTTGCACCGGTGCAACAAAAAAGACGCGGGGCAAAGCGAAGCAACAAAAGCCACATGGATGAATGGTAAGGAGAGCACATGGACA